GAGCTGCGAGGCTGGTCATGGTTCCTCCCACAAAAGCTTTGGGCAAAGTCCAACCCCTTTCCCCAGGTTGGTTGGCCATACCGGGTAATCGGGTCCCCTGCCAGGGTTTACTGGCGACATCCCACAGGAGGTTTCCATTCGGGACCGGGACGCAGAGGGACGCGTTGCCCGGATTAGCACTTCTTTGACCGGCGACCATGCTTCAGGTCCCAGACTGCGCGGGTCAGGCGACCCAGCCGCTATGGTTGAAGTTCGTGCTTGAAGTGCTAGGATGACTGCCACAGGAGGGCTGTCTTCTTCGCGTTCCAAGCCCGAACCGCTTGCCGGCGGCCGAGTAAGAGCCACAGTACTCCTGTGGCTTCTTCTTTTCAAGCGCATACAGAGCTCTTAATCTTATCTTCTCGGTGGTACAGCATGTAACCCTGCTGGCGAGCCCGAGTGATGACCTTCACGCAGCACCCAAACTTCTTGGCCAGCATCACCACTGTGCCGTACTTGGATGCCTTGCCAGATCCTGTGACCTGGTACACCTCCTCCAGCTGCTCACGTGTGAGCTTTGGACGCCGGCCAGTGATGCCAGGCAATTGAACGCAGCGCTTAATCTCCAGCATTTCATTCTTGTCTCGCAAAATGCTTGTCAGCTGGTAGATCCGCAGCGCCGGCACTGTCTTGCGACGACGCCAGTTGCTGACGGCCTGCACGGAAACGCCGAGCGCTTTCGCGGTTTCCTTGAGTCCACCGAAGTGGTCGATGATTGAGTTGGGGTCCATGGCTTTAAATACTGCCACACGGACTTTTTATAAACAAGTGTTGACGGGCATTAAACATTAGTTTACGATTCGTCTCAGTTCTTAGGAGGACTGCGATGAAGACCGAATTCCAAAAGATTGTTGACGATCTGGCGCAATATCACCGCACCGAGCGTCCGCTCGGCGACGCCCGCATCTACACGCCGGCGTCTTTTGTCGCTGACGTTTTTGCTGACGACCACCGTGGCACCGATGTGTTTGAGACCCTGCAGCAGATCTGCGACCTCGACCAGGTGACGTTGGCAGAGGCGTTCATCGAGGACGCCCTGGCTGATGGTGACGATTGCTCCAGCGAGTTCTACGCCAACTGCATGCGCCTCGGCGAGCTGCTGGTGCTGGCCATCCAAGACCGCATCCAGACGCGCCTGCGCGACAAGGTGCAGGCGCAGCTGGAGGGCAAGCTGTGATGCAGGTCTACGATGCTCTCGACCAGTTGGCCCTGCTGTGGGTGGCCGGCATGTTTGTGATTTTTGCCGCGCTCGGCATCGGCTTGGCCCTGCTCGAACCGCGCAAGCGCCCGATGGCCACCGTGCGCCGTCGTCGTTGGTGGCTCTTCCAGTGAGCCTGTTGAGGTTTATTCTGTCTCTGTGGGCGACGCAGGAGGTCCTGCCGCCGCCCGATACCATCGAGGAAAGGAACGCCCGTAACCGGGCGCTGTGGACATACCGTTTTCACACGATGTCTGGGAGGACACACAAGTGAACACACGAGCCAAGGTGGCGCTGTTTCGCCACTTTTACAGCAACCATGCCGACAATTTTGTCGACGTTGTTGGTACAGAAATGAACCAAGGCCAGCGCATCAGCGACTGGGTCGAGGTTGACCTGGTGCTCGACGAGGACATGGCCGCCGCCGCTTTCGACAACCACTTGGCCGCCAGGCGTGCCAAGCTGCTGGCCGAAATGGAAAAGCTCGGGGGTGCCCAGTGAGCCGCATGAAGGAGCACGTGGCCGCCAGCATCATCGAGCTGGACCCCGTCCGCATGGACTCGGCTGCCACCAGCCTGACGCAGGCGCTGGCCGCCGCCCAGGCTGACATGGTCAACCCGAAGTTCGACAAGGTGAACCCGCACTACAAGTCGAAGTTCGCCAGCCTTGCCGCCGTCCGTGACGCCGTCGTGCCGGCGCTTGCCCGCCATGGGGTGGCCCTGACGCAGACCTACCGCATGGTCGACGGGTATCAGATCCTCGTGACCAGCCTAATGAAGGGCCACGAGCGCATCGACAGCGAAGTACCGCTGCCGGCGTACTCCAAGCCGCAGGAGTGGGCCTCGGCCACCACCTACGTCCGTCGCGTGTCCCTAATGGCCATTGCAGGCGTCTGTGGCGATGACGATGACGATGCCGAGGTGGCCATGGAGCGGAACGTTCCGAGGCCGCCTGCGAAGCCCGTGGTGCCCGCGGGGTTCGATGACTGGTGGTCTGAGCTGGGCGACACCGTGTCGGACGGCGCAGCTGCTCTTGAGCAGTTCTGGCTCAAGTCGGACAAGGCGTTTCGTGCTCACGTGATGAATCACCACCAGGACATTTGGGCGAAGATGAAAACGGCTGCGGGGAACATCAAGTGAAGCCCATCATCCACGAATGCGAGCAGCGCTCGCCTGAGTGGTTCGCGCTTCGGGCCGGTCGTTTGACCGGCTCGGCAGCCGATGCCATTACTGCCAAGCCCCTAAAGTCCGGCGGTGAACCCGCCGTGCGCCGCGATCTGCGCGTTCAGCTTGCCATCGAAATCCTGACCGGCAAGCCGGTGCAGAACGATGTGTACGTGTCCGCGGCCATGCAGCGGGGCATCGACCTCGAGGCCAAGGCCCGTGACGCCTACGAGGCCAGAACTGGCAACATCGTCCGGCAGACGGGGTTTGTCACCCACCCGGTGCTGCAGGGCATCGGGTGCTCTTTGGATGGCGACATCCGGAACTTCGAGGGAATCCTCGAGGTGAAGTGTCCAAAGAGCGCCACGATGGTGGGCTACTGGACCGAGGGCGGCCTGCCGACAGAATACGTCCCGCAGGTCATGCACAACATGCTCGTGACCGGGGCTGCCTGGTGCGACTTCGTGGCCTACGATGACCGCATGCCGGAAGGGCTCGAGTTCTTCATGGTCCGCGTCACCCGCGAACAGCTGCAGCTGGAAGAGTACGAGGCCAAGGTGCTGGCCTTTATCCGGGAGGTCGACGGACAGGTCGGCCTGCTGCGCCACTTGGCATCGAAGGCAGCCGGCGCATGAACCGCGATGACATCATCCGCATGGCGCGGGAAGTTGCCGACGTTGAGACGGATAGCCGTGGCCGGGACACGTTCAGTTTTGACTGCTTCCAGCTTGAGCGCTTTGCCGCCCTTGTGACCGTTGCGGAGCGGAAGGCGTGTGAAAAGTTGTGCGCCAACATGCGCTACGACAACATCGAAAAAGACTGGTCAGTTGGCGCTGCGATTTGCGCTGAGGCCATCCGTAATCAGGGGCAGTCCTGATGCAGATTTACCTGACGCGCTCGGTGTCGGGACTGGCCGCGGCAGACGATGAAGCCGTGGCCTGCCTGCGCAAGATCAAGCTCGGGCAGGTGGTGCGGGCTGACGTCGTCACGCCCCGCAATCTGAAGCACCACCGGAAGTTCTTTGCCCTACTGAACCTTGTGTGGGCGGCTACCGACCAGTGGGAGTCCGTCGAGGACCTGCTCATCGAGCTCAAGTGCCGGCTGGGCGTCGTGCGGGATGTGGTCTTGCGCGACTCCGGTGAGGTGTTCAAGGTGGTGGGGTCCATCAGTTTCGGTAGCATGGACCAAGCTGAGTTTGACGCATTCTTCGAGCGGTCCCTACGCCTGCTGGCTCAGATGGCCGGCGGCATTGAATCAGAAACCTTGAGGCGTGAAGTCCTCAACAACCTTGCGGAGGCGTGATGATTGACCAGGACAGTGACAGCGGCAGCTGGCAGCGGGAGCTCGATGCCATGCCGCGGACGACGGGCGAGCTTCGGCTTGAGCTGATGGATCTGCGGACTCAGGCCAACCGGCTGGCGCGGGAGAACGAGCAGCTGGTGTCCAACTCGCAGAAGGTCTTTGAGGCGTCCCGCGAGGCAATCGCCAAGTACGAGGAGCTGCGCAGGGCGCTTCAGTCGTGCGGCATCGACGCCGAGGCCGTCCTGCGCATCGCCGCGGTCATTCAAGGCGTGAAGCCCGAGGAGGCCCGGTGAACCAGTTCATCACCCGCCGGCAGCCCTGCAAGCTCTGCAGTGGCAGCGGCACCATGACGCTGCAGTACACGGGCCGCTGGTTCAGCTGGTGCCCGCAGTGCGCCGGCACCGGCTGGATGACCATCCGCATCTCGGTGCTGAATGGCTGACATAGTGGCGCGGCTGTCGGACTGGCCCGTGCCGGCCATTCAGGAGGCGCTGGTGGAAATCCGGCAGTTGCGCCAGTTTGCCCTGGCATTATCGGCTGAGAACGCCGCCCTGCGTCAGGAGCTGCGGGAGCTCAAGGAGAAGGCATGTTCACCTTCGTGATGTGGACCATCTGGTTCTTCATGGCCATCGCAACCATCGTCTGGGGTCTATTCTTGTTTGTGGTCTTTCGGGCCCTGACCGAACTGCTGCTGGACTACATCCGCAAGCGCTGGAGACGCAAATGACGTTTACTCCCGAGCGCTGGTATCAGCACCAGCTCATGTTGCTGTCCAAGCAGCTGGCCGAAGCCAGTCAGGAACTGCGCGTCCTGCGCGGCGAAAAGGTCGCTCGCGAACTAGAGCCGCCGCACGAGCCCTGCTGGCTGTGCAAGCTGACCCTGCCAAAGGTGCGCAAGTGAACCTGTTCCGCACCTGCAAGAAGTGCGGTGAGGTCAAGTCCATCCGGCTGTTCTACGATTCGCGCCCCGGGGTGAAGCGCCACGAGTGCATGGACTGCACCCATGCCCGGCGCCGTGCCTGCGAGGAGGAGACCGAGCGGCCCATCCGGCAGGTGCCGCTGGACATCCCAAAGTTGTTCAAGCACGGCCAGAACTGCTGGTGCTGCCGGCGCACCACGTTGCCAGGAAAGATGCTCTGCCGGGACTGCTCAACCGTCCAGCCCGTTGATGGCCGGCGGGCGGTGCCGAAGCTACGCTTTCCCGCTGGTCTTCTCGAATGACCGGTAAGCGCCAAGCCCGAGCATGCCGAACAGCAGGCCGTAGAGGTCGCCCAGCTGCAGCACCGGGGGAGGTGCCCAGCCGTGGATGCCGCCTGACCATGCGGCAAGCGGCTGGAACAGGAACTGGTAGCCAAGGCCGGCAACGCATACCCAGCCCGCCGCCGGGCGCCAGCCGCCGCGGAACAAGTCCGGACTGGCAGCTTCCACCTCGTTGATTTTGGTCTGTGCCAGGGCGAGCTGCAGATCTGCCTCCAGCTGCTTGAACTCGCCTGCCTGCTGGAGCTTCAGCAGCTCAAGCTGGGCCTGAGCCTTTTGCGCTGGGTCCGGCAGGACCTTGTCGATAATCTTAAGGCCCGTCTCAATCAGGCCACCGATGATTGGCGTCATGCGTAAGACTCCAGTGCCGTGATGAAAACGCGCCGCAGCCAGCCGCGGCCATACAGGTCGAAGTTCCGGGTCCCGGTGTAGGCCAGAGCCCACTCCGCGCAGAACCGCGCTACAGCGTCTTTGGTGCGGTTTGTGGCCGCGAGGGTGTTGGCACCAAGGACTCCGTCCACTTGGACCGCCACGGCCCGCTGGAGCAGTGTGACGGCCTTGTAGACGCCCATGTTCACGGCGCAGCTGAAGACGCAGAACCCGAGCGCCGCTGGCAGCTCGTCGCCGCGGACCTTGTCCCAGAAGTCGACGCGGTAGACGCCCTTAGCCTGGTCGCGGGTCAGGTTGCGGATGTCGAGGCTCGGGTAGGACCGCTGGGAGATGCCGAAGTTGGTCAACCCGCCCGGGTCTTTCGGATCGTCCACCAGCCCACCCTCAAGGGACAGCACAAGCTCGACTGCATTGTCGAAGCTCACTTGTCGGCCTTGGTATTCAGCTGGGTAAATATCTTGTCGAGCATGGCCTTGATCTCTTGAATGTCATTCCGGTAGTCGTCTTTGCGGACGTACCGTTCAGCCACATCCATTTGATGGTGATTGAGGGTTTTCTCTAGCTCCTTGTGGTTGTCCCACAGCATGCGGAGAAACCACCCGGCCACGGAAACCGCAATTGCCAAGAGCGCTTGGAACAGGCTGACAGCTTCCATGATTCACCTTATGGGGCCGAGTCGACTTCAAAACTGATGATGGCAGTGGTCAGAACGATGCCAGAGGAGGCATT